TAAAGTTGATCAATGTCACCTTTCTTTAAAACGCTTTTGGCAAGATACATTATCCAGTAACTCCTGATTTTTCACTCATGTAAGAGAATCCTGCCTTCTTGGAAAACTCAATTACATTATTAAACTTATCTAGCATATCTGCTTTATGAGAAATCACGAAAGTATTTGCATCTTGAATGACAAATCTAATGATCTTGGTAAACTCATCTGTACCAACAGTATCAAGAGAACTGTCGAATACTTCGTCTAGGATTAAAAGATTTGTATTAGCAGA